ACAGCAAACTTACGTTTGGCTTCAGCTTTTACTCTAGCGTAAAGTGCTTTATTTACAGGTACATTCACTTCTCTTCTTGCCTCCTTTCTTCTTCTTTTTTTTCTTTTTTGTTGTTGACATTCCGTAATGGTAAGGCATAAGCAAAAAGTCTCTTAATATATTCTAAACGCAGTCTGACCTAATGTCTCTGGTTTTGCCAGATTAAACTGTTGCAAACATAAATACCCAAAAGCATCAAAAGCATGATCCACTCCCAGATTCTTATTAGGTAATCCAGTATTCGGTGCGTAAGTTAATGTTCTAAGTGCCTTTATCAATTCTTTACAACGAGGATGTATTAACGTCCTTCTCTCGCCATTAGCATCAAACAGGGCAGTATTGACAGCAGTAATCTTATCTCTAATCTTCCAGGGGCTTCTAGGGCTCATAACAGTAAAACCAGACCTTCTAAGTATTGTATGATCCGTGACACCAACCCCACTTGTCTTTCTTGCACTTCCAGTAGGGTCTGGACAAGCAATAATTCTACGATCAACTCCATATCTTCTCGTAACCTCCTCAGCAAAATCCCATGTGGTAGCACCTCCTGTCAGCATGATCTCATCAAAAACATACAAGGTATCATTATGTTTTACAGCACAAATTCCTGCCATAGGGTCAACGTTAAAATCTAAACCGATTAACAAAGGAAGCATTGATAAGTCTTTTGATTCCTTATCAATATTCTCATCAGCAAAGCTAACAGCTACCAATCCAGTAAGATTCTCAAAACTTGCCTCAAATTCTTGTCTAAATGTTCTCGCATCTAATTGCCCTCTAGCAGCTTCAACCTCTTCTTCCGCTACATTACCCCCCTCTACAGTAGTAAAACTCCATCTCTGCCAATCCTCCCACTCCTTCTCTCCGCAATAACACCACATATCATAAAACCAACTAGCAGTTCCATCAGGTGTACTAATAAACAATGCCCATCCTTGTTTATCAGCCAATGCAGGTCTAATTACTTCAGCCCATACATCTCTATCCATAAACGCAGCCTCATCCAACACAACACCAGCTAAACTTCTTCCTCTCAATGCCATCGCATTTTCTGTTCCCTTCAACTCAATACTTGATCCATTAATTAAATCTAACCTTAAATCAGTTTCATTTTTTGCTTGCACCCATGTTTTAGGTGTTAATCTCTTTAACTCCTTCCATGCAATATCCTTCGCCATCCTATAAGTAGGAGCACAATAAAAATAAACCTCACCAGGTCGATTAATAGCTCCTCTTAACAACTCAATACAGCTTAAATAACTCTTTCCAAACCTTCTTCCAGCTACCAGCAACCTAAATCTTTTCTCACTATTAAATACCTCCCCCTGTGCATATCTTAAACTAACTTCATTAAGACTCATAAACCCTTTTTTTCATAATATTACTCATTTTCTTTCGCATTTCGCACTTTTACAGCTATCATCGAAATATTAACCCCCTCAAGATCAAGTCCGTGGCTGAATCTTTTATTAACAATCTTAATTACGATCTCCCTGCTCCTCAACGTAAACCTCGCATACAAAAATACAAAGGTACAAACTCAAGAGCAGTCATAGAAGCTCGTTGTCAACGTTTATACTCTCGGCAATTAGAAGGTAAAACTACTCGTCAGCTTGTTATAGAACATTGCAAAAGAGAAGATATTTGCGAAGCAACTGGCTGGACAGATTGGAATAAAGTTAAAGAATGGAATGATCAAGATTGGTTGAAAGAAAGAGATAAGATGATTCCTCGCTTGCAAGCCATGCGTATGCGTCTTTTCAACAAAGCAATTTCAAAAGGTCAACTGCAAACCGCAGCACAAATATTAGACTCCCTCGGCAAAGTCGTTGGTGAATCTGTTGAAACAGTCAACATACAAGCTCCAGAACTTGCAATTCGCATAGAACCTAAGCAATGAAGATTTAGAGAATATATTTAAGTTACCCGTGTATCTATATAATATGTAACATTTTTGTAACACTTCCCCCTATGTTACAGATTGTTAAGATATTGATATTAACTGACATAACTTGATAGATCTTTGCTATTATATAGATATGGAGGAGGTATAAAAACTTTTTCCGCTAACAAAAATCGCACCATAAAAAAATTGAATATGAAAAAAAATGAGACTCTATTAGTCAATAGAGATTTCGCCGAGTCATGCTGGTCTTTAGGGCTTGAAGCATTAGACACAGAGCAAGAAGGAGTTTATGAACTTAGACAATCCGATTTTATCTGGTTAAGACTTCAAGGATACTTAAGGCACTTAAGCCCCGAGGATTGGTTGCCTGAGTAAGTTCAGAGTACTCTCTAAGATTCTCTAACGGGTAGTAAATAAGTCTAAAGACATTTACTACCTTATTCTTAAACAGTCTCTTACAGACTGACACTAACTAAACACAACAAAATTATTAATTATCATCATGAAATTCTATTTAATTTTCATAATCTTTGTCACTTTCCTTTTAAGTAGTTGGGGCAACGACCATCCTATAAAACATGGAAGATTACAAGAGCGTAATGAAGTTATTCAAACTTTAATAAATGATATATAATGATATCATTATAAAGATTCTCTCAAGGTTTAAATACCTTGATAGAGTCTTTAAGACTCTTATTAAAATTTATTTTATTAATTACTCATGAAAAAAAAGTATTTAACTTCTAATGAATACAACAAAATAGTAGTCACTATTCAAAAATCAGTTAATTATATAACTGATAAAGAGAAAAAAGAATTTGATTTAATCTTTGAAAAATTATTTGTTATTACTGACGAAGACATTATTTCAAATGAAGAAATCAACCACCCAATAACTAACTCTTAATTGAGTTAGTTTATTTTATTTATTTAATTAAAAATCATGAAAACGATTAAAGATTTAAAAAACTATGTTAAAAGTACATCAAGATATTTAGTTAAAGATTATCTTGACCCTGTATGTTTTTATCAATCAGAATATGAGTTGTTAATGGAAGAAAGAAACAAAGTTAAAAAGAGATCAAAACAAATATATAAAGAGTTTAGAGATATTTTAGATAATGATAATTTACCTTTAATAGTTGGTAATTATGGAAGTAGTGGAAGATTAGTAATTAAAGAAAATAAAATACAATATAAACCTAATCAAGATGAGAGAGCGGAAATACACAACCATTTAAGAGCATATTTAGAAACAAACTATAAATAATAATTTTATAAAGGTATCTAATAGAGATATCTTTATAAAACTATTTTTTATTAAATAGTTTTAACCGTACCTTATTTTATTAATTAATTATGAATGTTTTAACAGTAGGCAAAAATTTTGGTGATTTTAAAACAAAAACTGAAATTTTAGACCATTATAAATCTAATAAAGATTTTAGAAATTTAAGTCCCTTGGTTAATGGTGCTTATGTAAATAAAAAAGATGCTAAAAGGTTTAAAGTATCTAATTTAAATGTAAGATATAAAAACCTTACTAAAATAGCAGTTATTGACGTTAATAAGGATAAACTGTTATGACTTTAGATAAAGTATTTACTAAGCATGATGATGCATCACATGGTTGGTTAGAGGTTAGTTTTGAAGATTTAATTGATTTAAATATTCAAAATAAAATTTCTAATTTTTCATATACAGATTCAAATAAAAAATTAATCTATTTAGAAGAGGATTGTGATATGACTTTATTTATGAAGTCATATAAAGAAAAATATAAAAAAGGTATTACATATGTAATAGATAATAATTTTGAGATACATCCTATAAGAGATTTACCAAGCTATATAAATTAAAAAATAAATTGATACTTACTTTAAAAGGATTATTAAATTAATCCTTTTAATGAAAGTATTTATATATTAATTACTTTCAATTTTAACTTATTTAAATTAATTAAAAAATGAACTTACTTAAAATGAGTAAGGGTAATAAAAAGTTATCAAAAGATACTTTGATATTATCTCTACCAGCGGGGAAAACTTGCTTAGGTGCTAATGAATGTAAAGCATTCGTTGAAGTTAACAAGGATAATAAAAGAATCTTAAAACGTGGTGATGAGTGTTTATTCACTTGTTTTGCTGCTAGTGAAGAATTACGTTATCCTAATGTTTTTAATAGTAGAAAATATAATTTTAATTTAATTAATAATTATGTATTGAATAATGATTTAATTGGATTAACTGAATTAATTAATGAATCAATACAAGTTAAAAAGAAGAATGTTAACAAGGTAAGAATACATGAGAGTGGTGATTTTTATCACCCTTTATATTTAGAGGCTTTTAAGAATGTAGCTAATATGAATAAAGATTTAATCTTTTATTGTTATAGTAAAAGTCTTTTACTTTTTCCTACAAATAAATCTATCCCTACTAACTTCTTTTTAACTGCAAGTTATGGAGGAAAATATGATTTTTTAATTGATAGAGGTTATTTTAAAAGGTTTTCTAAAGTTGTATTTAGTGAAGATGAAGCTTTAAAACTAGGTTTATCAATAGATAAAGACGATAGTCATTGCTACCAGGATAAAGGTAAGAATGGGTTCGGTTTATTACTTCATGGGATGCAAGAAAGTGGATCAGTAGCAGCAGAGGCTTTAAAGGTTATCAATAGAAATAAAAAACAACTAGCTAAGGTATAAATAAAAAAAGATATATATATTATTTAGATTTTAAAAAATATAAAAATAAAAATTTAAATAATATATCGTGGTCAATATTTTGATTATTAAATGAGTGATTGTAAGTAGTCATGAATGAATCGAATTCGATAGAGTCATGAATGTCATGGTCATGAATGAAAGTCTTAATATTTGACATAAATGATATACATAAGCATATATTTATGATATCATATATACATAATTTATTAAATTAATTAATCATGAATGAAACAAAAACAACCAATGAATCTAAAAAAGAAAAATGGATTAAAGCTGAACATGATAAAGCTGTTCAGATACATTGGGATAACATCGACAGAATTAAAAAGTTAAAAGATGAGCAATCTACAAAAATATATAGGATTTATTCTTATCAAATAACAAACAATTTACTTGATCAAGAAGATTATGAAGATGGTAAACATGAATTATCAATAGATTTAATAAAGAAAGAACAACTAAAGCATTGCATCGAAGTAACAGAATTACAGAAAGAGATTGATAAGAATTCTTTTGAGAAATCTGTTGAGACTATGCAAAAGAATAGTAATGAAGAAATGCTGTCAAAAAAATATGACAGGTTATTTAATAAAAATAAAAAAGCTAAAGAGGTAGATAATGGTTAAAGAAAATCCTAATAAAGAATCATGTAAAGAAAGAATGAAAGAGCTTATTAGAGTTAGAAAACTCAATAGGAATCAAGTAGTCAAAAGATGCATGAGAGAGTTTGATGACGTTCATAAATCAACTTTTTATGGTTGGTATGATGAAGTCATTAATGATGTTGACATAGTGTCTTGGGAAGAGGAAAGAAGAGCAGATGTAATTAGTGAATATCAAATTAAACTGGATCTTGTAGAGAGAATGTTTAATCGAAATATGGAACAATACGATAAGTATTGTGATGATTATGAAGAGAATCAAGATACTGAGACTTTAAGCAATATCGAAAAATATGAAGATAGACTTAAATACTTCATTAAAAAATAACAAACACGAAAATTCGCTAACGAAAACTATGAAAATCTCAGGTAAATTATGTATTAACTTTGAAGTTGATACAGAAAAATGTAAGCGAGATTATATTGCTTACTTATACAACATTGCACGAAGAGTACTTGAAGATTGGGAGGATTATGATGAAAGTATTACTCTCAGTATTGAAGAAGATGGTTATGTGGAGTTAGATCAATGATTGACAACCCACTACCAGATCAAGTCATGGATCAAAAAGATCAAGAATATATGACTGAAAAGTTTGAAGAATTAGCTAGAGATAAAGTTAAAAATTTAGCTGATCTTTTATTACCAGAATATAAAGATAGTTTTTATGAGTGGTATGTAAATATCTGTTATAAAGACGAAGAAGAATTAAGCTCACTAATTATAGATTATTCATTGATAAATGATTGGTGGGAAGAGGTAAAAGATGATTATGAAGATTGCATAAGTCCATTAAAAGATTATGAACCTAGTGATGAAGAAATGATGAGTGATTTTGGTACTAAATGGCATGACAAATTATGAGTAACTTACAAAATACTGAACTTCTTGAAAAGCTTTATGAAGAAATAATAGAAGAAGATGGTAATTTATCTCATTATGAAGCCGTTGACTTAGCTAAACAAAGATTTGAGGAATTATCACAATAAGGGTTAATTTAACCTAGTTCTTGAAAATAATTATCTAAAGCAAGCCTGATGTGATATGCCATAGGTATCCCATCTTCACTTGCTTTTTTTAATTTGTCATATTGCTCCTGACGAAATTGACACATATATCGAACATAATCCTGTTTTGGCCTTGGCATAATTTTAAAAAGATATGATGTATATATAACATAATATAAAAAGACTATCAAGTATAAACCTGATAGCCTTCCTATTTTATTATGAATGCGTTACCCAATACCAGGTAACTAATCGCTTATGAAAGAGTTAATTACGTCATGAAATAACGTTGACTCACTCAGACATCCTCGATGGGAACTCATTACATCTTTAAAAGAAATTTGCGTATTACTTAGAGTCATTAGTAAAATTTCTGTCAAAGGAGCAGCGACTAATAACATTATATATCAGATAACTGACATAACTGTAAATATTTATGACATATTGATATATCATGAATGGTACTTTAAAAGAAAAAGAAAAAAGAACCAAAAAAGAAAAAGAATAGATATAAGAGTAAATATATTTATTAATTATATATATCTAATAA